GATGGTGGCGAACCATCATTAATCCTTATGTCAGCAACTAACAAAGCACGTTTCTCAGGCTTTGCAGGTATTGCTACTAAGTTCAACAATGTTCAAGGTACAACACAAGCAACAATTACTGGCGCTGCAGACGTTTACGTTTCAGACTTCGGTAACCACACAGTTAAACTAGACCGTTTCATGAGAGATCAAGCTGTTCTCTGCGTTGATCCTGGTTATGTTGGTTTAGCTTCACTACGCCCAATGAGCAAAGAAGAACTTGCTAAAACAGGCGATAGCACAAAATGGTTACTCACAGCAGAATACGCATTAGTGGTTCAAAACCCAGATGCACATGCTAAAGTACAAAACGTAGGTGCTTAGTAAGTAGTTATGATACAATAGAGGGTGTTAATTCGCCCTCTTTGTATTTTTATATATGCCAATATTATTTGATCACAATAGCGTAACAGGTGTAACTCAATACTTTGATTACGACCCAGCTAAAGATACATACTACCTAACTTCTACACAAGATATAAGTGGAATGTTAGACAAGATTAAACAAGCAAGAGATAACCCAGATACATGGGATAAAGGCGTTAAACAAGAATGGGCGCACTTTGCTAGTATTCCACCAGTAGTGGAAATGCAGCTAAAACAAAAAGGGATAGATATATATAACCCTAACCAAACAAAAGAGTTGATGAAAGAAATAAACGAAAACTATCCATACTTGAAGTTGACTACTAAACGTGGATAAAGACGAATTAAAGAATATACAATTAGCTATACACGACCTTATTACTAAGGAAGCGTATGACGAAGCATTACCTCTAATCTATACAGTATTAGAAACATATCCTAATGATGCAGCTACACTAAACTTCTTAGGTTATATTTGGCTACAAGGTGATAAACCAGCATTTGCTTACCAATTCTTCCGTAGAGCATTACAAGAGCAACCAGGTAACAAAGCATTATGGACATCTCTAGGTCGTGCAGCTCACGAAATGGATATGCCAGAGGAAGCTATACAATACTTCCTAAAGTCAGCAGAACTAGATCCTAGTTATCATTTAGCTTATTCTAATGCAGCAGCAACGCTAGTACAGATGTCTAAATGGGATGATGCAGAGAAGTCATGTAATATGGCTTTAGAATGTAATCCTACAGATTTACACGCACAATTAAACCTAGCACATAGTTATCTAGCCAAAGGTGAATATGATAAAGGCTGGAAAGAATGGGGTAAATCTTTAGGTGGTAAGTTCCGTAAAGAATGGATATATGGTAACGAAGTAAGATGGGATGGCACACCTGATAAAACATTAGTTATCTATGGTGAACAAGGTTTAGGTGACGAGATATTCTATGGCTCATGTATTCCTGACGCTATAAAAGCTAGTAAGAAAGTTTATATAGACTGTGACCCTAAACTAGAAACATTATTTAGACGTAGCTTTCCTGAAGCAGAAGTACATGGTACTCGTAAAGAAGCTCATCCTGAATGGATAGCAGATAAAGAATTTGATTATAGATGTGGTGTAGGTGGATTACCAGAGTTCTTTAGACATAACAATAAAGACTTTCCTGGCACACCTTATCTAAAAGCTGATCCTGAAAAACGTATTATGTGGAGAGCTTTGTTTGATAACTATAAACTAACAGGTGGTAAACACGTTATAGGTATTACGACAAAAGGTGGCATTAAACTTACTAATGCTAAAGGTCGTAAACTCACAGAAGATGATTTACAACCATTATTAAGACGCAAAGATATTGCATTAGTTAATTTAGATTATAGCGTAGAACGCAAAATTGATGGTGTTCATTACTTTGAATTTGCAACAGACGCAAAAGATTATGATGACACAGCAGCTATGATTGCTGAACTAGATATGGTTCTAGGTGTCAATACTACAGCTCAACATTGTGCTAGTGCTATGGGTGTTAAAACATGGTGTCTAGTACCTAAATATCACCAATGGCGTTATGCTCAACCTAGTATGCCTTGGTATCGTTCTATGCGATTAATTTACCAAGATGACAGATCATGGCGTGAAGTCATAGAGAGTGTCGCTAGCCAAATATAATGGGCTTAGGTGATTGGATCATGGCTTCAGCAGAAGTCAAGGAAGCAAACGAAAAGACAGGTAAGAAAGTCAAGATTGGTAATGGTGTAAGTATGTTTTACGAACACCAAGTATTTGCTAACAATCCTCGCATGGCATCTAATTCAGATACAGATGTGACATGGGTAAAGAATTATCCTAATCATAGACCTTATCTCAATGGCTCTAAAGACGGACATCTGGTCTTTAATGATAACTATAAGCCAAAGCCTGGTGAAATATACTTTAGTCACGAAGAAAAGAAGTGGATAGATAGTTTCGATAAAGGTGACTACATTGTTGTAGAGCCTAATGTTAAAAAAACATATATACACACAGTTAATAAGTCATGGGATAAGTGGGATGAATTACTTAAACATGATTTACCATGGCTACAATTAGGTGATTCTAGCGTTAAAAAATATACAAAATGGCAAGAAACACCAAACTTTAGAAACGCATTACAAGTATTAAGCAAAGCAAAGTTATTTGTAGGGACAGATGGTGGCTTACATCATGCAGCAGCAGCTTTAGGCATACCTTCTGTAGTTATTTGGACAGGATTTAGTTCACCAAGGCACTTAGGATATGATACCCATAGAAATATACATGACGGTTCAGAACCATGTGGGACTTTTAATAGCGTATGTAAACATTGCCTTCTAAAAGCGACAGCAATCACCGTAGAACAGGTTTTAGATGCAGTTAATACTGAGTGGCATAGAACGCAGAGATAACGTCTTAAAACGCTTACAAACGCATTGTAAGGGTACTTTAACAAAGGAATGGGATGGTAAGTCTATTCCTGTAGTTGTTGGCAATTTACATGGTGCTGATAACATACAAATGGAGTGTATAAAGAAAAATATACCATACATTCTCATAGATCATGGTTATTTTAATAGAAGTACAGATTTAGATTGGGCTAGATTCTGTGTAAATAATTATCATTGCACAGATTGGCGTGATTCTGATAGAGAAATACCAGAAGTTAAAGAATATCGGTCAGGTGAACACGTAATTATACTACCACCTGCTGACAAAATAGCATATATCTATCAAGCATACGATTGGTTAGATAAAACTATAGAGGAAATACGCAAATATACAGAACGTAAAGTCATAGTTAAGCGTAAAGGTGAAGGTGATTTTAACCAAGCTGTAAAAAATGCTCATGTTGTTGTGAGTTTTGGTAGCGTAGCAGATGTACAAGCAAGTATTTATGGTATTCCGGTGATTGTTTCAGAACATAGTCCAGCGATACCTATTTCAAACAAAATTCAAGATATAGAAAACTTAAAACACCCAGATAGAACTCAATGGTTACGTTCATTAGCATCTGCTGAATGGCATAAAGATGAAATGGACAAATGCTGGGAAAGATTAAAAGGACAATTAGATGGCTTTAACAAATTATAGCGCATTCGTATCTACAGTAGAAAGCTACTTAGCTCGTAATGACTTGACAAGTGTTATACCTGACTTCGTTCAGATGGCACAGTTAAGAATGAGTCGTGATTTAAGAACAGAAAGAATGTTAAAGGTTGCTACTACTAGCCCAACTGATAACAAAGTAGCGTTCCCATCTGATTTCTTAGAGTTAAGAGAGATGCACTTACAAGGCAATCCTCCAATTCTATTAGAGTTTCAAACACCTGATCTATTCTTCCGTAATGGTCAAACAACATTATCAGGTCGTTCACACTACTTTACAATGTTAGGTACAGAGTTCCAATTTGCACCTAGCCAAGATACATCATATACAGTTCAAATTTTATACTATGCTCAACCTACATTTATTTCTAGCACAACAGCTAGTAACTTGTATTTAGCATACTACCCAGACGCTTTACTTTACGCAACTCTAGCAGAAGCAGAACCATACTTAATGAATGATCCAAGAATTGCAACATGGTCAGCATTGTATGATAGAGCAATTGCAAACATCAAGAAAAGCGATCTTGGACAAACCTATTCATACACAACATTAAGTGTAACACCACGATAATTTATAAAGGAAAAACATCATGGCAGAAATGAGTAACTTTTTAGAGAATGCACTTATTAATGCAACTCTAAGA